ATTCCGCATCACCGACTCGAACGCCCATTTGAGTGATCTGCTGCGCCAACGCCGTGTCGGCCGTTGCCCGTGTGACGCTCTCTTGGGTGATCTTCGATTCCGCGTCGCCAACCCGGACGCCCATCTGGGTGATGGTCTGCGCAAGTGCCTCGTCAGCATTCGCGCGAGTTGACGCCTCTTGGGTGATGTCTGCCGTGTTGCCGTCCACCTTGACCCCGAGCTTCGTGATGGACTGGGCCAGAGCCTCGTCCTCAGTTGCGCGGGCGTAGCTCTCTTGGGATACCGCGGCTTCAACGTTGCCCACGGAGACCTTCACCTCATCGACCTGCCGGGCTATGGCCAGATCTGCACTGGCGAAGGCGGAATACACGGTCCAGGTACCGGCCTTCACGGCTGCGCCGCCAGCAAACCAATCGTTGCCGCCGGCCATATCCGGATTGACCTGGGCCTCAACACCGAGCACCCGAGAAGCCACGGAGGCGAGTTCGCCGTTGATCTCCTCGACACTGGTCTCGACCCCGTCTAAGCGCACGGCCAGCGCGGCGACCATATCGCCGATCGAGGCGTAATCTCCGATGTACTCCCAATAGTTGCCATTGGTCACTGGGGTGCCGGCTGGCACGTCCTGTTTGGCCCGATACATCTTGCCGTCGAATTTGACCAGGGAACCGGCCAGGTAGGACTTGCCCGATTCCCAGTCGGGGGCGCCAGCGATATCTGCGATTTGGGCCTGTAGGGTGTCGAGCTGCCCCTGGAGCGCGGCGTCCCCAACCGTGATGCGGTCATTCAGGTCTTCAGCAACGCCCTCGATCCGCTCATTGATGGAACCAGGCCCTGTGCCGGAGATTTTTTCGATCTCGCTCAGCAGGTTCTGTCCCAGCTGGGTTTCGGTGATCTTGCCGGTGATGTAGTCGAGGATCTCGTTGGCGTCGGCACTCGACTGGCCGTGCATCCAATCTGTCCAAGGCCCGATGTTGCCGGTGCGGTCGACTAGGCGCCCACGGAAATACCGGATGACCCCAGCAGCCATGCCGCTGTGCAGGTAGCCCGATGTGGGGTAGGCCTGGAGGCCCAGCGCCTCCGGATTCTGCCCGGTGTACTCGGATGCCATCTGCAGCTCGGTGTAGGCCGTGTCGGCAGCGCCTTCTGGAAAGCCCCAGGAAAGACGTATGCCGAAAATCTCCGACTTCGTCCGCAGGTAAGCGAGCGCGGGCGGCGCACCTTCTTTGCCTTTGAGCTCGGTGAGCGTCGAGCTTTTCCAAATCGACGTAATGTCGAATGAGCTGACAGCGCGCACGCGGGCCAAGTAGGCGCCAGCATAGATACCGACCACGTCAACCGAAGTGGCCCCGGTACGCTGCAGTCGTATCCAGTTGCCGTTGTCCTTGCGCCACTCCACGTCATAAGCAACTGCGCCCTGCACTGCAGGCCAGGCAATCGTCATGGTACTGACCGCGATGCCTTGGTCCACGGCATAGGCCGAGGTCAGGGACACGCTAGCCGGCGGCTGGACAGTCTTGACCGGGATCACGCTGATCGGACGCTCGTCCAGCTTGGCGCCGGTGTCGATCGTAGCGAACTTGCTCGGGTTGAACTCGAGCGCGGTGATCTCGTAGTCGCCCTCCTGGGTGCGAGTGGTCTTCAGTACTCGGAACAGCTGTACCGCCAGGTCGTCGTAGTCGATCGCCCACTGCAGCTCTGGCTCCGGCTGAACGCCATACGCAGTGGTCACCGTCACCGCACGACCGGCGACCGACTGCACAGTGCGTGCCTGGGCGGTGCCGTTCGGTAGGTTCAAGATCAGTCGATCGCCGGCCTTGATCGGCGCGTCACGGTCCAGCGTCACGACGCGCCCGGCGGCTGCCGAGATCCGGCCACCGTTCGGGCGGCCAGCCACCAGCTCGTCAGCCACTGGGATGACGTAACCAGGCAGTGGGATACGGCCTTCCATGCCGGTCTTGAAGGTAACGGTGCGGTCCTGGCTATTGCTCAGCAGCGCCCACTTACCGCGGCGCTGAGCCTCGGAGGCGCGGGTGCAGCCGATGGCCGAGATTTCGATCGGGCGATCGCGATAGCGGCGCTGCAGCGCCGGGTCGGTGACCGGGATGACGTCGGTGTCGTAGTTGTTCGCCGGGTTGTCGTAGCTGACCAGGGCGCGGCTGTAGTGCGTATTGCGCTCAGCGCCGCCATAGACGAACTCGCCATCGATGACGTTGGCCCGGGTGAAGACGTAGTCGATGTCCTGCGCGCGCGGCATGTCCGCCTGCATGAACAGCGAACCGTGGGCCCAGTACACCATGCCTCGGTAGATCGCCGACAGATCGCGCAGCAGGGTCCAGGCCTCAGCGCGCCCCTGCAGGTTCATGTCGCACAGGAAGCGCGGCTCCTGACCGCCCTGCCCGTTCGGCACGAGCTGGTCGCAGTACTGGGCAATACGGTACATCTCCCACTTGTCGACCATCCACGACTTGATGCGCTTGCCCAGTCCGAAACGGTCCTCGACGCACAGGCCGTAGGTCACGAACGCCGGGTTGTTGGTCCAGGCTTGCTTGAAGGTCCCTTCCCATACGCCTGTGTAAATGCGATTCACAGGGTCGTAGTTGGTCGGCACCGGCCAGCGCTTAGCTTTGCATTTGACCGTCACGGCCGGAATATTCTGGAACTGCTGTGCGTCGAACTCGATGTAAAGCAGCGCAGTGTTGGGATACCGCAGCTTCTCGTCGATGATCTCGGTGTAGCCGGCGATGGTCATCGTGTCGGCCACGGTACCGCTGTTGGCATTCGGGGTGATGCGGCGCACGCGCAGCATCCAGCCCGACGACGCCTTCGGCAAGTTGACGCGCACTGAGCGCTGGTAGCCGTTGGTGGTCTTGCCATCCACGGCGCCCAGGTGGGCCTCTACATACGCACCGCCGTCAGTGGCAATGTCGATGGCGTACTCGATGCGGTAGCCGTTTGTGTTGCCACTGCCGTCCTGTTTGGCCAAGCGCGGCCACGACATGCGCACGCGCACCGCCGACAGCTGGGTATTGCTGAGCGACCGGGTGAAGGGGTTGTCACTGCGCAGTTCCACGTTGACGGTGGTCTCGTTCTCCACCGCTGGGATGCCCTGAATGTAGTCCTGCTCAACCGTGCCGCGGCGCCATTCCCACTTCACCCCCGGGAAATTCACGTTGCCGCTGGCATCCATGATCGGCGTGTTGTCGAGGTGGATTTCGCGATCGGTAGGCGCGCCATCAAATTCGCCCTCACCCACAGCCAGCAGGATCTTGGCGATGTTTGTCGACTGCAGGCTGTCCGGTGCCTCGACAGGCGTCTTCGGCTTGCTCTCGCCGCCCTTGGCGCCGGTAATGTCCAAGTGAGCTGCTGCGCCCATGCTTTCCTCCGGGCAATAAAAAACCGCCCGGAGGCGGTCTGTTTGCTGTTCTGGCGCTAGACCTTGTCTTGCGCCTCGATTGAGGCCGAGATAATCGCCCCACCCCACCGCCGCTCGCCGATGGAGATCGGGACGGGGTTGCCGCTGGCTGTGGTGTTCTTGGCACTGCCGAAGGCATACGACGGCAAGTTCTCGGGTGCCGCGCTTTGGGATAACCCCTTGGCTTGGGGGCTGAGCATCTGGATGACGCCACCGGCGACCATGCCAATGCCCGCTCCAATTAAGGGTGCACCGAAAGGGGTGGAGCTCAAGAATGCGCCTGCCACGATCATGATCGCACCCACAATGGTCTGGAGGATTCCACCTCGCTTGCTCCCCCCGACGACAGGCACAATGCGAATTTCCTGGCTACCGCCGCGCTCGAAGTCTTTCAGGCCGATGTTCTTTCCGTTTCGAAATATCGCGAAACGCATGCCGAGAGAGTCTAATTTCTTCACCTCATCCTCAAAACCGGGCAGCGTTGCTCTCAGTGCCGAGAACACCTCCTTGACTGAGCCGCTATCAATCACACGTTGATGAACGCGACCAAAACGACGAAGAAGAGGGCCTGACAATTTGATTGTTGTCAGGCCAAAATTAGCGTTCACAGCGACCATGCGGAATCTCCGGGCAATAAAAAACCGCCCGAAGGCGGCCAGTCAGTTGTAATCGATGTAAGGGCCTATATAGACGCCACTCATGTCCCCGCTTATGCGGTATAAGCTTTCCTCGCCGGCCTGCACTCTCCCTGTGATCGACCGTACGGCCATGCCGCCACATAGACCCGAGCCTGCCAATCCAATTCCGAGATTTGGCTGACCTGGCTGAAGGTAAAAAGTGGCCCGCTGGCCAGAACCAACTTTCGCAGCCTTTGCTCCATCAATGTAAACGACGATGTCGCACCCAGACCCCAGCGCCCCTGAGTCGCGGATCACTGTCAGTCGTCCACTCTCGGCTCCAGTTTTCGTTTGAAACGCGTAAAGCTCATCTTGCGGTACGGGTTCCGCTTGCTGGACTGGAGTGGCCGACGTGGCACATCCTGCTAGCAATACCAGCGCCACGGTACCGATCAAAATTCGCATGTGATCCCTCCCTTGAAACCAGCGACTGTAGCAGCCGAACTGGCCGGGCATCCAGCGTGGATGGAAAGCCAGTAGGCACCCCGAGCGCAATCGTAGTAGCGTTTTGCCTTCTACCCAGCAAGCAAGGAGGCCCATTCAATGACAGATCTTCATAACGAGTTCGCAGCAAGTCGCTACTTCAACGCCGAAAGAATCGACAGACGCAGTGCAGACGCCTTGGCAGGCCTAGCTGCCGGACTCGTTGCTGACAATGTAGTTACCCAGGACGAAGCCGTTTTTCTCAAGAATTGGATAGAGGGTAACCTTGCTCATTTGGACGACCCGGTGATCAACCTTCTCTACCGTCGGCTTAGCAGCATGCTGGCCGACGGCAAGCTCGATGCAGAAGAATCCACCGACCTGCTGGGTATGCTCAGAGGGCTAGGAGGCGTATGCGACACAGCGGCCTCATTCGGCGCTCCCCCCGAGGCTATATCGCGCCCCACTGACCTACCTCTTTGCGCTCCTCCTCCATTGCTCTGTTTTGAAGGGAAAAACTTCGTTTTCACTGGGATCATGGCCTTCGGCCCACGCAAGGACTGCCAGCAGCTGGTCGCTGATCGAGGTGGCATTCTTGGCGGGGCCGTCAGCAAGAAAGTGGATTATCTCATCGTTGGCAGCGTAGGAAACGAGCAGTGGCGCCATGCATCGTATGGAACCAAGATCCTCAAGGCTGTCGAGCTTCGTGAAGCCGGTGCACCAATAGCCATCGTTTCAGAGGACCATTGGCAGAACGCCGTTTTCAGTTAAGACCGCCGCGTCTGGTCTCCTAACCAGCATGGATGGAAAGCCAGTGGCGAGCCATCATTTCGCTATAACAGCTTTGCACCTCTAATGAACCGCCCCGGTTCGTTGCCGGAAAGTCCATGGACTGGGGACAATCAGGAAACAGGACATGCCGAATCCAAGACAAACAATTTTCCCTTACATTATCGTGACTACGAAGGAAGACTACATACCTGTCGCTGAGCAGTTTGCTTACCAGGGTGTGGAAGTCGGCTGCGGGGTTATCACTTTCTTATCGAAGTCTGATTTTTCATCTATCTTCGACGCGCTCAAGGCTGTCGGCGCTGGCTATGCGTTGATTCAGGCAGAAGACCTGAACTACTACGGCGATGGCAGCTACGCTCGGACCTTCGGCAACATCAACTGATCCTGAAGGCCCCGCCCGTGAACAAGAGCTGACCGTTCACGACCTCAATCTTCCCGCCTTCCCCAATACGGTATGGGCCGCTGAGGATATGCTCAGCGCGCCCATCCTGCACGTCCAATTCAACAGGTGAACGATCTGGCAGATTGCTGACGCGGCGGTTCCACTCGATCGCTGGCTTGTACGAATCATTGCTCTGCATATCCACTCCTGCGGCTGTGCCGCTTCATTTCGCGTCACAATGACGCAGTACAAGGCGAGTCCGGTCGAGCCAAGGCCCACCAAACACGATGATTTCTGATGGCCTGCCGAGTAAGTGGTGCAGCATGAAAGGCCCAGGACCGAATACCTGGGCATGCTCCTCAGGCAACTGCGCGGAAGCGCCAAGGTAGATGCCGGCGTGGTTTGGATGAGCTGTGCGCCCCACGGCCATGACAATCATGTCGCCGCGTTGGGGCTGGCTGACCTGGTGAAATCCGGCCGCCTCGTAGGCCTCTTCATACAAGCTCGGCCCGCTGCCCTTCTCCCACCATCCTTCCTCCCGGGCGTAGGCAGGGAACTCCAGCCCCCACTCCCGCTGGTACCAGTCGGCACAGACTTGCCAGCAGTCCCATGCACCGTGCACGAACGGTCGGCCAAGCAACGGCGTGTGCCCGGTTGGGGTGATGCTTCGCAGGTCGCCTTCCGGCCACGACAGGATGTGCCAGGGCAAGCCCGTGGCTTCGCACATAGCCAAGTCGCGGGGCGACGGCCTGCTGGTAGCGTCCGGATGTGAGTGCACGATCCCGATCACCTCGCCAAGATCCTCGGCTGCAGCGTAGGCTTCATGCGAGATACGGAATTCCTCCGCTGGCTCTGTGGCAGTGTTCTCACAGACCACGTACCGGTGGGAGCGACCAGCAGAAATGATCAGTCCGCAACACTCGCGCGGGTACTCTGCCACAGCGTGCGCCAGCACGGCAGCGAGGATGTGTTTGCGCATGGTCAGCTCCGTGTGATCAGGGAAACGGCCGGGAAGCCGCCGAAAGGCAACTGGTTGCCCTGGCCAAAGCGAACTGTGCAGCCTGAGCCCAGGCAGCCATTGCACTGGTCCTTGGCCGGGTCGTCCGTGGCGTTTCCTTCGAGGTCGAAGTAGGGGCCGGTGTATCCGCAGTTGGGGCCGCGGTATCCCGCCGTCATTGCCCAGTGACACAGCTGGGTCATCTGCCGGCCAATGGTCTCGCCGCCAACATCGCCAGGGCTCGCAAGCTCCCAGCCGACCGTGGTACCGCTCTCCAACACCTTCTGATCGATGTACCAGACCTCGATCGCTTCTTCGGTAGGGTCTGCCTCCGGGTTGCCGGCGGGGAAGTTTGCCGCGTCTAAGTACCGCGCCATGGTGTGACGCATGGTCAGCTTGAACTCGAGCAGGTTGTCGAAGGCCAGGCATAGCGCTGTGATCCTGCCGTTGACGTTGCCTACGGTCAGCGTGGGTCGCACGGCGGTGCCGTCCGAGTTCGCCTCGATGCCCCCGATCTGCATCGGCCAGGCCCCGTACTCGTTGCCCTGCCACCAGATCGACTTCGCAGGAAGCTGATCGGCGTCGACGCCAGCCGCTGCCAGCTCTTCGGGCGTGTGCGGGATTGCATGGCCGTGGAAGCGCAGAACGTCGGCGCCGAAATCCGAGCCGTCCAGTTCGAACAGGATGATCTCGGATCCCGGCTCCAGCTTCTGCAACTGGGTGATCAAACTCATGGGTGGTAAGCCCTCTCAAAGGTAGCCGTGAGCACCACCACACCAGGCCTTCGCTGCTGCTGGAATTTTTCGCAGCGGTACACGCCCAGCACGCCTTCCGGATTGGTCCAGAGGAACGACTTTGCGCCACGGTGCCGACGGATAAAGGCAACGGCGGGTGCAATCTCGTCAGCCAGGCCACCAAACGACAAAGACCAGGTGTCGGTCTCGCCGTTGAGCCCGTCGCTGGAAACCTGAGCGTAGCCGTCACCGAACTGGGATTTTCTGGTGCGCAGGGTGCTGTCGCCGCTGGCCTCATCGTCCGGCACCCAGATAAATGTCTCGATCGCCATCAGCGCCTCCCCGTGCTGTTGCGGTAACTGACCCCGCCGGCTCGCCAGGACACGGCTATCGCTCGCTCGGCCACGCCTTGCATCTGCCGCTCCAAGTTCTGCTGCAGCGCGGCGCTATCCAGTTCCATGCCATCACTGCTCCGATCCTCTAGCGTCACCGCCACCGGCACATTTACCTGAACAACAGTTGAGCCACCGCCCGTGCCGCCGACCATCTGCACGCCGAGCGAGCCATCTGCCCCGCGCGCCAGCGGCATGATTGCCTCTGGACCGGCCTCCCCCATGATTCCGGTACCGCCGCCGGCAAGTCCAAACGCGGTGGGTTTGCTCAGAATGCTATTGGTGAACGCGCCACCCTTAGCGAACATCTGCACACCACCATTCCATGCGCCACCTTTGGCTTGAGCTGGGCCTGACCAGTTGTCCATGTACTGCGAGCTGTAACCCGCCTGGGTCGAACCCAGCGAAGACGAGCCGCCGCCAAAGTAGTTCGATGCTGCGGATACCCCTAGCCCCACCAAACCACTGAGCAGCGAGCTCGCGGCCTGCTGGCTGGCGATCCTGGCCATGTCGGTGATCACACTCGATGTGAAGTCTCGGAAACTGGCCTTGCCGTTGATGGCAAAGTCAGCCAAGGCGTCGCGGGTAGTGTTGAAGCCCGTCGTGAGCATGTCGTCGGTTGCGCCGGCCACGTTCGCCGCATCGGCCTGGATGTTGGCCCATGCACGTTTAGCGCCGTTGCGGTAGTCGCGTTGCGCCTGCAGCCTGGCCTCGAAACCGTCGACCTCCATCTGCAGCTCACGCGCCTGGTAGTCGGCCAGGTCCGCCAGCCGCTTCTGGTAGGCGTCCTGGCTGAGGCGGCGTGACACGTCTTCCTGCTGTTCCTCCAGCTGACGGCGTGCCTCGGCATACTTCTGCCGCACTGCATTGAGCCGGTCAGCCTCTTCGCGCTGGTCGTCGCCCATGCCGACACCGGCCACGTCCGCGTTGATCGCCTCCTGTCGAGTCTGCAGCACCACTTCCATCGCCTTGCGATAGGCCTCGGCGCTGTTGCGGCGCACTTCTGCAAGCTTCCTCTCCTCATCTGCACGCTTCTGCAAGACAGGATCGGCGTATGCCGTGCTCAAGTTCTTGATGCCGAGTTCCATCTCGGCCGCGGTGATCTTGCCGGCGGCCTGGGCCTTGCGAAGCCCCTGCACGCCTTCCGTCAGATCCTCAAGCCGCTTTTTCTCCGGCAGCGCGCGGTCGATTATCGCGTCGAGGGCCTTGATCTCGTCCTTCAGCGCCTTGGTGCGGTCCTTCGTGCCTTCGGTGGCATCCTTGTTGGCCTTCTTCTGCGACTCGATCGCGCTGGCCGCGGAAAGAATCGCCTGGCGATCGGTCTCTGTGAGGTCGGCGTTTTCCGCGATGTAGCGGTTGGCGGCCTTGGTGGCATCGCCATTGTCCTGGAGGCCAGCCAGCTGCTTCTGTAGCGTTTCCAGGTAGGTCTGTCCCGCCGAGCTCATGCCGGCTTTCGCAGCGTTGTTGGCCTGGGTGGCCGACGTGTTTTGCTCGGTAACGCCGGTGAGCACCCGCAGCGTTTCGGCAATCAGGCCTGAACGCTGGTCGGCATCGCTGACTGCACCCGCCTGGGTGATCCATTGCTGGACAGTGCCGGCCGGCAGTTGCAGGCGGTTACCGACTTCTTGAAGGATCGGCGAAAGCCCTTGGCCTGCCGCGCGCGCTTCGTTGAGCCGATCCACCAGCCCTTGGTACTCAGCCAGCTGGCGGTTGTATTGGCCGCCCGAGTCGCGTGCCGGCGCGGTGACCACAGCCGAGCGGATGGATTGCGCCAGATCGCCATAAGCATTCTTGACCTTGTCGGTCGCGGTGACCTGCTCCTGCTGCCATTTGACCAACGATGCTTCGCGCTGGTCTTTGTTCAGCTTGGCGAACTCCTCCCGCAGCTGCGCCACCGGTTTGTGCAGGTCATCCAGGCTGACGCCCGCCTGATCGGCATTGTTGCTCAGCAGCAGGAAGCTGGCCGCCGCCGTGCCGGCGAGTAACGCCAGGCCCATGGGCCCGCCCAGAATGCCAAGCAGGCCGGCCCCCACGGTGCGCAGGCCAGCCTGGGCAGTTGCTACTGCAGCGGTGGCCGCCGCCTCGCGTTGGCGGGCCTGGGCCAGTTGAATCGACATCAGCGTCTGTACTGCCGTGCCGCGTGCCGCGGCAGCCTCACGAGCCGCAAGGATGGTTGCGGTTTCAGCCTTACGCTGATCGGCCAGCGCTGCCTGCAGCACGGCCTCGGCCTGGGCGTTACGCGCTGCCCGGTCGGCCAGGGCAGCCTTTACAGCCAGTCCGGATTTCGCCACGTAATTGGTCAGCGCCGCGACGCCAGCTCCGGCCATGGCTACAGCCACCAGGTCGACGTTGTCGGCCAGGCTGATAAGGATGCTCGATAGCCCCGCAACGGCGCCGGTCTGCTCCTCCATGCCACCCAAGAAGCTCTGGATGGCGTTGCCGATGTTGACCATCGCATCCTGCACGCTGGTGGACATATCGGCAGCGGCTTGGCGGTTGACCTCAACAGTCTCCAGCAGGCCGGTGTTGATATCGTCGAGCGACAGCTTGCCCTGTACACCCAGCTTGCGGATTTCCTCGGCGCTCTTGCCGGTGGCGGTGGCGATCGCTGTGACGATCGTGGGCATGGCGTCCTGAATGGATACCCAGCCATCCGCCTCGACCTTACCGGTCTGCAGAGCCTTGGAGTAAGCATCCAGCGCGGAGCCGGCCTTGTCGGCGGCAGCGGCGTTGGTCACCAGCAGGAAGCTGAAGCTGTCTGTGATATCGAGGGTCTGCTGGGTATTGAAACCTAGGCTGCGCATGACGTCCGCAGTGCGGATGTACAGCTCTTGCGCTTCAGCCAGTGGCCGGTAGGTTTCCTGCGCGGTGCGCAGCAGGTGTTCCTGCACCGTCTGGTACTCACCAGCGCTGCCGGCGGCGGCTTTCATGCGGTCGGACATCTGCCCGTAGGCGTCGACCTGCTGAATGATGCTGCCAATCAGGCCAGCACCTGCAACGGCAGCAAAGGCGCCACGCATCAGCAAGCCGGCTTTCTCAGCGGCAACCCCAGCACTGTCGAACGCGGAGTCGACCTGCTCCAGGTTACGGTCGATCGACTGGGTGGTGCGCGCCACCAGCTGGTCAGCGCTGGCCAGTTCGCGGCGCAGTTGTGCCGTGGTGGCCTCGATCTGGACCAGCATTCCCTGGACTTGTTGGTCGGCCATGCAAATCTCCAAGCACAAAAAAACCGCCCGGAGGCGGCACGCTGTCTACTGTTTGGGCCGCCCTCGCAGGAAGCTCTTCAACTTGTCCGCAACGCTTTCACGATTTTGCGGGGACGCCGGGGCTTGCCCCTGGCCTTGGCCCTGCCCTCGCCCTGTCCAATCGAGCCGAGCATCGAGAGCGAGCATGATTTGCGGGATGGGGGTGTGCCACGCGGTGCCGGGCGGCCAGCCAAGCCAGCCGGTGGCCACGCCGAACAGATAGTCGACGTAGCTGCCGTTCTTCACTGCGCTGTGCTGACCGCCTCGTCCTTTCCCCGGGCGGCCACGCTCGGTGGCACCGGGTTGAGCAGGACGGTGATGAACTCGGTCAGCTTGCCGGACACCTGGGCCACGCCGGTGTGAAACACTTCACCAGCGATGACTGGGTGCTGATCCGGCTTCAGGTCAGCGCCAGCGACAACAACGTCGGCACAGGCGGCGATGCTCATGAGGCGCATGGCCTCCAGCGCGCCGCGCAGCCCGCCGAAGCGGGCCTCGATGCGCAGCGCTGCATCCAGCGTCGGCTTGAGGGTGTAGCTGCGACCACCGATCACCAGCGTGACGGTGCCGTGCAAGGCTTCGCTCATTGGGTTTCTCGCAGGAGAGGATGGGGCTTACGCCCCATCGATCACCGGACAGCCGGGCCGGCTGGGATTTCGATGATGTCGGTGTTGATTGCCAGGGTTACGTTGCGGCGGACGACGTTGTCGGCCGCACCCGGGGCCACGGTGTTGTTCATCACCTTGACGCCGTAATAGAACGTGGTCGGCAAGATCGCAGGGGTTGCGCCTGGGTCGCCATCGTTGAGCGTGACCTTGATGTTGTAATTGCCCTTGGTGCGGTCTTTGTGAGCGACACCCACGGCCTTCTGGCCGGCATCGCCATTGTCCAGGCCAACGGTCATGGTCATGTTGCCCGCATCAGCGGTGCCCTTGTACTTGCGCACCCGGGCATTGGCCAGGGAAGTGAAGTTCACCGGGTTGAACGTGTCGCCGAATTCGCCCAGATCTTCGATCTCGCCAACGTCCACATAGGTGTCAGCTTCGTATTCAGTGAGGGTGCTCGCGCCGGTCTTGCCGCCAATGGAAAGGCGGCAGCCGGCGGCTGTGTTGAGGTTGTCTTCGGCCATGGGGGTTCCTCCAAAGGCACATTGGATAAAAGCCGCGGCGCGGCCGGTGGGTGATTCAGTGGGTGGTGATCACGCGGACGGTGATCGAACCCTGGTACGTGATGCCATCGGCGTCACGCTGAGCGTCCGCCTGCTCGACACGCACGGAGACAGCGCGACCAACCTCCAGCGGCAGCCGTCGCTCGTCCAGGGCAGCGATAACCTCGCCGTTGATGCGCTTGACCTCAGCCTGTCCGACGGCATCGGACCAGACGGACAAGTACAGCAGGCGCGTTTCACGCTTGCGGCCGGAGATCGGAGTGCTATTGACCGATATCTCACGGTCGATGGACACGTACGGCATATCCGCGTTGATCGGCGCCCCGTCGTAGACCGGGCAACTGACCTCAGCCTGAAGCCTGGCGAAGATGGCCTCCTGCAGGGCCAGCGATGGATCAGCCATTTCCTACTCCCTGGCTCGCCTTGCGCAGGGTGCGGCGCACGGCGGCTTCGATATCAGCCAGGACGTATTCCCGGTTTACCTGCATGGATGGACGTAACCACGGATGCGCCGGCCTGGCCGGGATGTCCGGGTGTTTGCCGAAAAAGTTTTCCCCGTCGCTCTTGTTGGTGTCGCGCCGGTTGCGACTGCCCGCCCCTGTGCCGCCGGTGTAACCCTTGGTCCCGTACTCGATGAAGCGCAGGTAGAAGAACCGCCGGTTATCGCGCTTGCCGCGTATGCCGATCTGCGCGTCCAGGCCACTCGGCGAAACGTAGACCTTGAGCGCAGCGGCGGCAGCAC